CGCCAGAACCAACCCCGCTTCTTGGTGCCGACCCTAACCTTTCCTCCTCTGATTTCGGAACCGATGTCGGCCTTGAGTACACCCCGATCCTTGGGTGCGAGCTCGCGTGTACGCTCGACTAAGGCGGTGACGGCAGATTCCAGGTTCTCGGCCCGGCCCGCGCTAACGCGGATTCGCTCCAGCCGATCTATGCCGCGCTCAAGGTTCCTAATCACGTGTCACCGCCATGATCTCCAGTTCATGGCCCCTCATGCCTACATCCGCGACGTTGCGGATCTCGTAAGTCGTGCCGTTATGCACGATTCGCATCGCCTCAGTTACATCGCTCCGATAGCGCATCCTGATCCTGACCGTCTGCTCCGCCTCCACTACCCTGCCATCGAAATACTCCCGACCGCGCAACGGCTCGATTGACGCCCAGACCGTGTCCATATCCTCCCAATCTTTGAGCACATCCCCGCCGGCTGTTTCTGTCTCGGTGGACTCCTGGATCGTCACCCGCTGCCGGAGTCTGCCTGCTTCGATCATGCGAACGTCACAATCCGGTTGAGCCAGAGCAGTTCCCTGGCCAGTGGGTTGTCCTTCAAGACCATCAGCAACGTCGCCTCTCGGTTCTCACAGGCCGCAGCGATCAACATCATCAACGCCTCTCTGGTTTCCTGCGGGACGTCGGTCGCCGCGTCCCCGTAGCCGGCCTTGAACTTGACGACAACGCCGTTCTCGGGTCTGAGTGTCGTTGATGGCCAGGACTCACCGTACTTGAGCGAGACGCGCCCCGGCTCCCTTACCGTGTTCACGTAGTAGTCGTCTGACGAGAACGTCGCTTCCGTCTCGTCTGTGTCGTAGTATTTCACGCTCTCGACTGACTGGAGCGGCGGTAGCGGGACCGCGATATAGTTCCCGCTCGGAAACGCATCGAGGTAGAACTCCCAGGTCTGGGTGATAAGCGCCCGGCCTTGGAATCCCTCAACCCAGCGCCGCCAACCCACAATCTTTTCAGCGATCAGCGCGTCCTCAGCATCGAGCGTGATCCGAGCGTGGTCCTTCACCTCGTCCACGCTCACCGGGTCGGTCGTGGGTCCGGTGATCAACTTCAGGCTCATAGGCCGTTAGCTTTTCTTGCCCCGCTTCTTGCCCGCCGGGCGTTCCTTCACGACGACAGCCGATTCCTCAGCCTCAAGGTGGGCGGTCTCCATGACCGCCTTCTTGGGCTTCTCTACTGGATCGGCCTGGTTCGTCTTCAGCAGGTGCTCGGCGACGGGTTTGGGCAGGTCCACAATGGAACCTGCCCGGTGATTCCCGTACTTTCCGGCCATGCCGTATCGGATCTTGACCTTCATCAGCCGCCGACCCTTCCGATACCTATAATCGTGGCGGCAGTGGCCATTGAGTCCGTTACCGCGCCCGTGGCCCGCTGAATAACGCGCAAGTAGCGGTTCGCGCCGATGTAGCTCAGGTCCTTGTAACCGGCTGCGGCGCTATCCACGAGCACCGAATCGTAAGCCGCCCAAGCCGTGCCCGAATCCTGCAGCACGACATAGAACGGGCTTGACGAGGTATCGCCATCGACCACGGGGTCGAACGTCACAACGAGCGCGACTGCGTGCAGGTTGGCGATGTCCACCGCGCTGCCCGTGACCGCTGAATTGGCCCTAATGTTCGGTCCGAGCGCGACCGTACCCCTGAGCTCGGATGCTAGGTCTCTCCGCTGCGCCAGCCCGAACGCCAGGAAGGCAACCGGCAGGGCTACCGCCAGCAGATAAGTGAGTCTCCGCTTCATGGTTTCATGTCCTCCTGTCATCAGGCTACGAAGCTGCAGCGCACGAAAGCGTCTTCCAGCACCGGCATCCCGTCGAACTCACCACGCACGATAAACCCGGTCTGGTTGGTCTCCGCGTACAGCTCAACGAGCCGCTGCACCGAGAAGTCCAGCGCGTCAGCCCGCCAGTAGTAGCGGAAGTCACCCATGATGGCCTGGTAATTGCCCGTGGCAACGGTGCCGGGTGCGAACTCGCTCACCGTGTACGGCAAGTCGATGAACGTCGCGGGTACACCCTGCGCCAGCCCCGGCTGCCACAGGTATTGCCCGGTGGTGTCCTTGAGCCTCCGCAGCTCGGCCAACACGTTCCGGTGGAACAGCCAGCGTGCATTGGCCCAATACGGAGAGCGCAGCGTGTAGCGTGCGGTGATCCAATCATCCGGGTCGTAGGCACCAGCGCCATCGCCGATGTCCACATCCCGTCCGGTTGAGATCCCGTCGTCGCTTGCGGTGAAGATGCCCAACGGCTTGCTTGAGCCGTCGCCCGTCATGTACGCCGTCTCCAGAACCGTGTACAGCTTGTAGGCCATACGCTCTTGGATGATGTCGTCAATCGGGAGGGCTGAGGCCCGGAGCAGCTTGTTGGAAACCTTGATGCGCTTGGCCAGTGGGTAGGGGTTGAGTTCGCGCTTGACGAACGCCATCGCCGTGTCCTCGCTCCCCGTGCCCAACTCTGAGGTCCAGTCTGGGTCGCTCGGATCGGTGTCCAGTACCGGCGCGCCCAAGCTCTGCGCCTGCGTCACCAAGAAGCCGCGACTGATCTTCCGCATGGGCATCATGTCGTCCAACTTCTGCAGGAGCTCCTTGACGAATTGCTCCTGCGGGACGGTGTACCCGCCCTCGCCAGCCACGCCCATTGAGAGCGCACGTATCTCGTACTGGTTCAAGTCATCCTTGCCCGACGCGACGTACTTCCGCCACGCGCTCCGATACTCACGGGTCGCCAGCGGGTTTTCCTTCTCATCGGGGGTGTTACTGCCGGGCTTGTCGCTCGGGTCCAGCTTGATGGGTTCGCGGTCTCGCCCCTCAAGGTAGGTCTCACGCTCCTCGAGCTTGATCTGCCGCTCGACCTTCTCGACTTCCTTCTCGGTCTGACTGATCTCCCGTTCGAGCCGCTGGTAGACCTCCTCCTCGTCCGCTCGAAACTCGCGGGTCTCCTTTTCGGCGTCGTCCATGAGAACGCGAGACTCGGTGACGAGCCGACCGAGCTTGTCTCTCAAGTCCTTCAGTTTCTCCTGCATGTCCGTTCTCCTTTGGGTCCCATAAACGACAACGCCGCAACACAGAAACACGAACGTCGCCGTTCGGCTTATCTGTATCGCGGCGTGGATGGGTGGCCCCCAAAGGGCCGGCGCATCCAGGTGCGATTCTTTCCCCAAATATGCAGGCGTTAGCCGTCGCCTGTCAAGATAACTCCTGTAAGCGAGCCCTTACCCGCTCCCGCGCCTCTGCGATCTGCTCGGGGGTTGCCGCAGTGGTTGATACTAGCCTATGCTTCGCAACGACCTGGTTCATGGCTTCTTGTCGCTCCATGAGCCGCACAGCAGGCACGAAATCATCGGCTGGTAGGTAGCTCGCCAGCCGTTTGATCCATTCCTTGAGAACCGCGACATCGTCAGGTACCTGAGCCAACCCATCTTTGGTGCGCCAGAGGACCTGTGCGATCTCCACAAGGTCGAGATCGTCCCCACACTTCACCGATGCCACATCGCAGAGACTCTGCGCCCGTGATTGCGCGCCGCTCTTATCATAAGCCGGATACGTAACCGGCCCGAGCTCGAATACCCTGCCCTCGACCAGTCGCCGCAGTGGTTGGTTGTCCTCCGTCTCACCCCACTCATCGCGTATTGTTGTGAATGTGAACGAGCTACCGATCACATCTCGACGCTCGACCCGACGCGCAAAGTGGCGATGCATGGGGTCATCCTCGTCCAGGTCAACATCGTACTCTAGGTCCGAGTCCGTCTTGCCGATTTTGAGCGTCCCATTTGATCTTCGACCGAGCACCCAGATGGGGTCATGGTTCCAGGAACTCACGATGTCGCTCCCGTCCTTGAGGCTCTTATCGAAGAAGGTGCGCCCAATGATCTCAATGAACGGCAACCCGCTAGATTCGACCTCAAAGGGTACGCTCCCCGTAATGCCGATTCCTTTGCGTGATCGTCTCAGTTCCACCTCGCCGCCGATATAGCGATTCTCGATACCATCCGCCCAGTCCTCACTCGCAAGCACGCAGCGACCCTCGATCTCAGGCAAACGCTCCCGGATGGCCTCTATCCCCTGCGCCTCCCTCGTCTCGCCTACCGTCACGGAATCCTTCGACGCTGGCTCGAACGTGCCACTCTGCTCTTTGCAGTGCTCACGCGCCTGCGATTCCGTCCAGTCGTCTACCGGATAGCGGTAAGCTTGCGTCGTCGTGGTCGTCTTGCCCTTCGGGCGACCGATGATGATGTGCAGTTGCTTGCCATCACGCGGTCCCTTACCGGTTTCCGAGCCCTTGGTGATCCGGCGAAAGGAATCCTTCTGAAACTCGTCGGGGTCACGAATCCTGCAGGCGTGTTCATTGGGGTACGGCATCTTATTGCTCCTTCCCGTAGACGAGAAGCTGGTTGAGTCCACACTCGAAACGGCGTTCAAGGATGAGCGTGAAGCCACAACTCTCGGCCACCTTGGTCAATCCCTCGCCCCGCCAGTAGCACACGTGTCCGTTCAGGTTCTTGCGATCCAGTAGTCCGCACCAGGCCAGGACCGAGAGTATTACATGTGCGGACGGGCTAGGTGTCGTCACGACCAGCCGACCGCTATCAGCCATTCGCCTATGTAGTTCCCTGAACAACCATGTCACGTCGCACGTCAGGTGCTCCAGTGTCGCCAGCGAGACGATCGTGCGCCATCGGCCTTCCGGCAGTCGGTTCACATCGTTGCAGACCACATATGAATCCAGCTTCATGTACTCCCCAAGCTCACCGCTGTTGCCACCGACATCCAAGACGCCCCCCTCGATATGGGGCTTCGCCTTCTTGAATCGCCAGCATTGCAGCAGCCGCTCCAGGCGATAGCGCGTATCCATCAGCTCGGCACGATCATGCAGGTGCAACCATGATGCGCCGGCGGGTGCCGGATATTGACCTTGGGGATAAGTGGGCTCTCAAGTTTCCCCTCTGGGTTGAACTCCTCGCCGGCCCCGATGAACGAGCCCGTTCGGCCCACGCCCATCCCGTTCAGCGCATCGCAAATCTCACACGGGTCCGGCCCGATCTTGGACCACACCAAAGTCGAGGCACCGCCGGCAAAGAAGGCTGTGCTGGCGATCGCCTCACCCAGTTGTACGGCTTCCCAGTTGGCAACCTTGGCCGGGTTCTTGGCTTCCCATTCCTCAAGTCTGGTTTCCAGAACGTCGGCCAGTTCCTCCTCACCTAAGAGCGAACGGAGCTGGCCCGCCGAGGAGCCGGCGCGCCGCTGTGCGAATGACGTATGGTAGTCCTTCAGGAACGCCTGCCGGCTCTCTGGGTCGAGATCGCCGATGGCCTCAGCCACAGCCTCAGCGTACTGGGATTGCACGGGCAGCATCTCACTGCGGAGCAGCTTCAGGTACTCCTCGGCGTAATAGTCGTTGATCCAGCCCTCCAGGTCCGCACGCGCCCGCTCCCCGATATGCTTCTTGACCGCCGCCCTCACGGCTTTGACCTCCGATGCTGTGACCCGCTGCATGGCGTCCATGAGCAGTCGGGTATAGGCTACCCTCAACCGCTGGCGTTCACGAATGCTGGCGCGGCTCTCCAACAACCTGGGCTTCGCTTCACGAAGTTCCAGGAGATCAACCAGGATCTCACGTCCGGCCCGCGCCGCCGTGCCGACGCTTGCTTGGCCGGCTGGGATCATGTTGAGCGGAACGTGGTAGACATCGCCGCCCACGACCGGGTTCATGTTCTCTTTTTCCCTTACGTCGTTGGCTGACATCCAACCCCATTGCCGCGCCGTCGCGTAGGCTTGGTAGCGGCTCTGTGTATCGCCGCGCAATTGCGCATCGATATTGAACTCGATGATGATCTTTCTTTTCTCTTTCCTGCCCAAGAGTGAATGGCGTAGGCGTTGTTCTATGCGAACGAACCAAGGCCGTAGGCTGTGTTTTGTGTAGGCGATGTCTTGGTGTTCCACGTTTGTGAATGTGGCACGCTCATAATCGCCGACCACGTTCGGCGGGACATTCAGAATCCGGGATGCTTCTGTGACTTGGAATTTGCGGAGCCCCAGAAACTGCGCCTTCTCGGGATCGACTGTCACCTGCTGCCACTTCATTCCCTCCTCAAGCAACATGATCCTGTGGGCCCGGCTGACGCCCGTGTGTTCCTTCTCAAGTGATTCCCTGAGACGTTTATAGGCCGTCTCACTCAAGGCCGCAGGGTGCTCGAAGATCCCCGAAGGCGATGCGCCGGAACCGAAGAAGCGGGCTGCGAATTCCTCGGTCGCAAGCCCCAGCCCGATCGCCTCACGGTGCATCTGCGCAATGCCCTGCCCGATGATCCCGTTCAGGGAGAAGCCGCGGATGTGGAGCATGTCGCTGGGTTGCAGGATCACCGAACCACCACCGGGGATTGTCACGCGATAACGGAGCTTCTTAGTGAGCTTATCACGCTCAATGCGTACCCGATCCGGGTTAATGGGCCAGAGTTCCTTGATGATGCCTAGACGATCGCGGCTGATCTCGGAATAGGCGTTCCCCCAGAGCAAAAGATGTATCTGCATAAGCTCGCGCCAATCGAAACTTGTCATTTCCTCGTTGGCGGAATCGTGAAGGATCGGGAATAGGTGATGGTCGGGGCGCAGTCGCTTGCCGCGTGGTTCTAGCCGTTCATAAACAAACAGAGGGGAGCTTGCGACCGCTTCGGCAATTGCCCTAATGCCCATTGCAAGCGCCGTCCAAGAGACTGCGGTTTCCTCGTTGACCCGTGCGCCCGAAGAGGTCTCAAGCCCAGCGGCCAACCCAAGCACCCAACGGTCGGGGTTCCTAAGCCAGCTCCGTGTCTCTGCGTATCTAGCGAGAACGCTCATCTGGTTTCACTCCGGCCAGCATCCCCATCCGCGCATACCCGAGCCCGGCGATGCCCAGGACGATAGGCGCGGCAGGGACATAGATCATGTAGGCTCCAGCGGCGATCAGGCCGCAACTGAGCCAGTAGAGCACGTCGATCCAGTCAGACCTCAAGGACAAGTGGCCCCCTTTCCTCGTAGACGCTCTTGGGTTGTTCTGGCATTCCCCGAATCAGTCCATCCAGCGCCATGATGAGCGCCACGCAGCCATCGATCTTCTCCGTGCTTTTCTTCTTCGAGGGCTTCACGTTCTCCGAAGCGTCCGTCTCGCCTACCAGGTTGTCGATCATCCAGCGCATCACCGGATGGCCAGTATGCCGGAGCTTGCCGTCGAGGATCAACCGCTGGAACTGTTTCGTCGGCTCGCTCATCGACTTGTAGCCCGTGCCCATCGCGGCCATCTCCAGGCCCTCGGCCTCGAGGTGCTGGGCCATCTGGACAGCCTGCCAGCGGTCGTAGTTGATGCGTCGGATGTTGTACCGCTTGGCGAGGCTCAGGATCTCGGCCTCGATCGAGTCGTAGTCGATGGCACTCCCCTCCGTCGCCCGCATGTAACCTCGATCAACCCAGCTCTGATACGGCACGCCATCGTCGTGTGTTCTTTTCTGGATCGTCTCCCGCGGGCACCAGAAGCGGTAGAGTGTTTCGATCTTGCCATCCACGGGGAAAGCGAGCGCGAATGCGGCGATGTCGATGGTCGAGGCCAAATCCAAACCTCCGAAGGCCAGCCCTCCCCCAAGTTCGTCTTCGCCCATCCCACCAGCGCACTGCGCCCACTTCTCCCCGTCGATCAGCCGGCTCTCGGCCTGGGTCCAGATGTTCTCTCGGAGCCGCTTGAATGTGTTCTGCTGGGCTGGTATATCCCTAGCTTCTTGGGCGGCTTCCCGCATCTCCTCCAGATCAATAATCGTATCCAACCCTGGATTGCACTTGTACCAGACCCGTTCAGCCAGCCAATCGACTTCCGATTCCAGCGCGTCATCATCCACGGCGGAAAAGATGACCGGGTAGAATGTCGGGCTCTCAATCACGCCCTTGAGGATCTTTCGGGCACGGTCGTGTTGCTTCCAGCAGATAGATTCACGATCGTAGCCGGCTGTGGTGATGGCGAAGATGAGCGGCTGTGTACGTGAGCCCTTACCGCTCGTCAGCACATCCCAGAGTTCTGGTGTGCGCTGCGTATGCAGTTCATCAAAGATCAGCCCATGGACATTGAATCCGTGTTGACCTGATGCCTCACGTTCCACCGCCCGGTAGAAGGAGCTCCCGAAATCTATTCGCTTCTTATAGTCGCGGATGCGGGCGCGCTTGCGCAGTTCGGGCGTCTGCTTGACCATCTCTTTGGCGATGTCGAACGCGATGCTCGCCTGGTCGCGGTCATAGGCCACTGAGTAGACCTCAGCGCCGGCCTCGTTGTCCGCGAACAGGAGATAGAGCGCCACAGCCGCAGCCAAGGTCGTCTTGCCGTTCTTGCGCGGGATCTCCATATAGACCGTCCGGTACTGTCGCGTGCCATCCGGGTTCAGCGTACCGAATACGTCCTCGATTACCGCCTGTTGCCAGGGCTGGAGTTTCAGGTTCTCGCCCGCCCAGCGGCCCTTGATGTTGGGTAGGCTCTCGATGAAGCGTACCGCCCTCTGCGCCCGATCTTTGTCGAACCGACCGGGCGAACGCGCCTTGCGCTTCGGCAACATCACGCCTCGAGGTCTGCGGTACGTCTTAGCCACTTAGGATTTCCTCCAACTCGCTGATCTCCTCCTCAGGGAGTACCCGCAACCGCTGCCTGGCCGCAGGGGTCAATCCAAATTCGGCACACCACTGCCGGAACTGCGCCAGCATCTCGTTCAAGATCGTCATTTGCGGGTGCTTTTTGAGTGTTCCCTTGTCACCCACCGTCGTTTGCCCTTCCGATCTCACGGCAGCCGCCGCCTCCATCGCCTCACCCCAGACGACGCACATCGCGGCAAAGGCCCCAAGGTCCGCAGGCGTCAGCAACCCCAACCGCTTGAGCTCCGGCGCGAGACTACGCCAGAGGTCCATCCCGGCCTGTGGCAGACCGTTCGGCGCACCGTTCACCTTGGCCGGCAGCTTGGGCGGTTTCGTAGGACCGCCCTCCACTACCTTGAACTCGGGCCGTGGTTTCCTGCCGCCTCGTGTGCGCGGCTTTTTCCCCGTTCTGCGGCTTTTTGCCATCACTACTCGCTGA